TTATATAATTTCTTAAGTTCTTGTTTATTAATTAAAGGATTATTAATTACAGTATTTATATATTCTGCTGAAAGAAATTCCTCACTTTTTGGAGAAAAATCGTTAAATAATTTTTCTATTATTGGATCGTCTTCTATACGATCCATTGTTAAATACTTATTATAAATTTCTTCTAATGTTAACATTTATAATTTTATTTTTATTACTACATATATAAGAAAATTAAAGGTTTAGTAGTTTCATCACCACTAAACCTATTCCAAATTCAATCTAAAAAAGCAAATTCATCACTTAACTGACAAAGCCACTCTTGATATTCTTCATCACTCATAGTCCTTTGCTTCTCTTTTGCTACTTCTACAATTGTTTCTCCGAAGTTAAACGATTCTTCATATTCTTCCATAATTTCTTTTTTAAGTTTATTACATATATAAGGCTTTAAGGAAATTATATACGGAAAATAAAAAAAAAATTTACTTATCACAAAAAATAAATTATATTTTTATTTCATATATAATATTTTAAGAAAAAAAGAAGGGGATTAATCCCCTCCATTAAAAATATTCATTTACTCCTTCAAGACCTCCTGCTGATAAAACAGCATTACTCCAAGCAAATCTATCCTCCTGTTTTAATTTTTGATACATTTGAAGTATTTGTCCTGTTGGAGAATCATCAGTTAAATGTATCTGATTTTCTCTTAACATTTCATTACTAACATATGTAATAAAACGGAAAAATTTTGTATCTTTCTGAAAAATTCCTAAGGCAACTCCATCATTCAATTTTCCTTCTAAATTCCATTCTCCCTCTTTTTGAACTTCAGGAATTATTGTTGTAATCATTGCAGAATTAGATCTTAGATAAATATCTACAATCTTTTCAAAGTCAATATTATCTATTTTTAGATATCTTTCGCGATACCTTCTCATAAAATGTGCTTCGAATATTACAATATTCCTCAAATTAACATCAAGTGATGGGAATAATATAGCATTCTTTTTTTCCAGTTATTCCATTATTTACGATAGTATAAATGGTAGTCCCTTTTGAAAATTCTCTTTTATTAGGCCATGCTTCAATAATTGCTCGATATTGATTTCTTGATACATTAATAATCTTCGTCTCCTTAAACGGAACTGGAGACTTCGTTTGTTGATAAATCTTTAATATTTTATGTTTATTTTTATCTATTTCTCTATTAACTACATCTAGTATAGTCTGATAATCTCTTTTCAATTCTTTAAAGATCTCATCACTGTTCATGTTCATTGTAATCATAATTTTATTCCTTTCTTTTAAATTGTTAATAAATCTCTTTTGATTGGTTTAAAAAAGCCGGAGACTTTATATCCCCGGCCAAGAATGGAAAAAGAATTACACTAAACAAGAAAACCCTGATAAAACACTTTTCCAGGATCTTATATTCTTCATTTCGGTTGATGTGCATTCAAACATATCCACCCCAAGTCTTTTCTTTCTCTTTGGATCTGGACCTCCTGTCTGTAATGTAAACCGAAATTTGTCACTATCTCTAAGGTGTTCAATTTTCACCATATAATAAGTTTCGTAATTTCCCTCTTCATTCTTTTCTGTAATTCGAACGAAAGATCTAACTGTATAATCTTTATCGTTCTCTGATACATAAAGCTCTTTAAGCGAGCCTTGTATGAATTCAAGATCAGCATCTTCAAGTTTTACTGCCAATCTAGTCATTCCATGAACTCCTATACCCAAGAGTTCTGCATTGTAATTTTGTTTGATCAATTCTGCATCTAAACGAATTCCTGACCAAATTTCTTTTAAGTTTTTCATTTTCTTAATTGTTTTCTGTCCTCTAATTGCTTCGGACGTTGCACTTTTGTTAATTTAATTGTCTCTAAGGCTTCTCTATGAAGCCCTTTTGGTTGTTTATTCTTTTATTATTTTTTAAAGATTATACACTCTGGTTCCCACCAATCCATTATCGCTTTTTCAGATTTCCATTCTAGTCCTCTATTTGAATTTAACCATCTTGAGATCTTTATTTTTGTCTCTATACTTTTATCAGATATTACAAACCTCCTGGCTGCTGTCTCTGTTAGAAAAACATGTTCATCTCTATAGACGGGTAATTGTTCAAAAAGTACTAAAGGTAGGGTGTATGCTCCTGTAAGACGATCATAACCTAATAAACGAACACCAAATACTACTACATATCTTTTTTTCATAATATTTATTTATTTTGTTAATTATTGTCTCTAAAAATCAAAGAGAACTAACTGACATTGTTATATATCAATTAATTCTCTCTAGTAAGATATCTATTTATCTTCATATATAAGGCCTTTAAGGATTTTGAAATGGAGTAATTTTTGACTCTATTTTCCTTATTAATGTATAATAAAAATATAAAAAATTATGATAGAAAATGACAATTTACTATTTTTAGGTTTTGTTGGTGTTATAGTAATAATATGGTATATATTATTTTATGTATGGCTAGTAAAACGAAGAAAAGATTTAATTTTTGTTCGTGATGTTTGGATAGATGAAGTTTCTGAAGTTGATATCATCTTACAATCTATGAAGGTATATAAACTTTCAGAATGTGTTACTCGCCAAGAAAAATATTATCAAGAATTAATCAAATATAAGAACGACAAAAGAGATTATTTATTTTTCCACCCTACCGGAGATAAGAAAGGTCAAGAAGAATTTTACAAGAATATGATAATAGCAACAGAATTAGTCCTAGATATTGATTCTTTAGAACCAGGTGATCAAGTTGTTATCAGTATCTCTGGAAAATTTTACTTAAGGAAAGTATATAAACTTGACTTCGAAAATAATATTATATATTATAAAGAACCGAACAATACAGTAGTATCTGAAGCGAAATTATATAGTGTAGTATCTAAAGTTAAATTAATATTTGGTAAAGATTTATTAAAAGAAATATTATGAAAGATTTAATTAAAGAAACATTCAAAGTAATGTATGTAAAAGAAGGAATGAATCAGACTAAAAACTTAATCTCACAAGAAGATTATGAAGAAAAAGTTAAACCAATTCTAAAAGAGATTCAAGAACTAGAGTCAAAACAATCTGAGTATAACAAGAAAAATAAAAAGTATCAAGAACTCGAAAAGGAGATTAGAACACTCAAGGGAAAACTTAAACCCCTGGGAGAATGGTTTACTTCTAGATCACCTCTTGGAAAAGCCTTAGAGAATGGTGGACTCTTAATATTACCTTCACAACAAGGAGGTACTCATAAAGTAGAATTTATAAAAGAAGAGGTGGTATGAGAATTCGAGAATCATTACTTAGAAAATCTGCTATATATGGAGTAGTATTTCAACGTTCAGAACCAAAGAAGTCATTTTTTAATCCTGGAAGACCCTGTAAAGTAATATTATATGTAACAGGAGAGATCAGACCTGTTGAATTTAATTATAAAGATGACGATACTATGGGATATGATGCATATATACGCTTGAAAAATGAACTTAATATAACTACAGGAGACGATGTTATAGAAATTATGAAGTTTATGTTGGAGGAAAAGAAAGAATGATAAAAATAGGTTGTTTATCAGATATTCACGGTTATGTTTATGATTTACAGACAAAATGTTATCCAGAAATCGAACTTCTAATTATTGCTGGAGATTTATGTCCCACAGATGAAGTTATGTATCAAGAAGAGTGGCTTGAATATAATTACCAGAATATATTCATGAATAAGAAAATATTTCCGGATCTTCAAGAAATTATAATAGTTCCTGGAAATCATGACTACTGGATCGAAAGACATTATGATGATTTTTTCACACTTAGAAAGGTATTTGGATACTCTACTAAAGTTCTAGTTGATGAAGAGTATGAATATATTTCTGGAATAACCGGAGAATCTATAAAGATATATGGAAATCCTAGAACTTCTCTATGGTTACATGCTTTTCCACATAAACCTGGAAATACTGATATCTTAGAAATTCCTGGAGGGATAGATATTTTAGTAACTCATGAAGCCCCTAGGATATATCAACTTGAATGTATAAAACAATCTCAGAGGTGGTATGGAAAAGATGAACCTGGAAATTTAGCACTATCACAAAGAGTCTTAGAGATCAATCCAAAGTATCATGTGTTTGGTCATATACATTATCCAGAAAAAGATGAAGTATCAGGGATAAAATTTATGAATGTATCTCAACAAACTAGAGAAAATTATACCCCTGAAGTACATATAATAGAATATACAGAATAAAAAAAAATAAAGAGAGGATTTAACTTGACTTTTAATTAGTCAAGACCTCTCTTTTTATTTCTTAAAGATATTTTTCTAGAAATTCTTTTAATTCTTCCTCTGTACTATTTACAAAAGAGAAATATTTTTGTTTAGGTACATATTTTCCTCTAACTTTTTCTATACAAAATACTACTAGGTTAGTTCCAAAAATTTCTAGTTGATCCATTCCATCATATCCTCCAAAGAAACTTCCTTTTTCAGTTTCATACAAATCCATATCTGGATAATTCTTTTCAAAATAATTACAAACTTCTTCCTGTGTCATATTTCTAATTTTAAATAATTACAATATTAAGGAAATTAACCGCCCAAAAAACCTTATTAGCCTTATATATGAAAAGAATATCAATAATATAATAACTATTGCCAATAAAATAAATAACTGTTATTCTTTTCTTATAAAATAAAAAGAGTATGGTATAAATAAACCTACTCAAAAATTAAATGACAACCGAAGGGGCGCCAAAAGAGATGAATTGAATATATAAAACTCTTTTCCCTTCGGTTATTTTTTTTCTGTTTAATGAAAAATTTGACCGTCTGAGAAACCGGGAAAATCTTATAAATGTATTAAAAGACACAATAACAAAAAAGACATCATAGGCGTCTCAAGAAATGCGTAATGTATAGCTTGAGCTTGTGAAGAACTGAAAAATCATGTAAGGTTTAAATCTCACTAATCTCTTCAGGACTTCTACGTTTATGAGGTGCAAAATTAAACAACTTTAAACGACACAACAACAAAATTAAAATAATTAACTGAATCTATAGACAAGATAGTTTAGCGGGTCAAAACACTAAGATAAACAATTATCTTAGAGTCTCAGGTTAGAATCCTGATCAAGTTCTCTAGATTTATAATAGTTAATTATTTTATTTTTTCCAACTGGATTCTGTATTAAAAATATTTTCCATCTCAAAAATACTAAAAGCCTTATACATGAGAGAAAATAAATAAAGTAAAACAATACTCCTTAAGCAATAATAAAAGCTTGAAGGAGTTTAATTTTTTTTTTAATAAAGATTATGAAAAAGATTAACAAAATGAATGAATTGAATGTAGTAAACAGCAAGGTAACAACTGATTTGGTTAAGCCAGAAATTACAGGACATGCTACATCAAATTTTGAAACAACCTTCCCTATTCCAAAGATAGGAGAAGTGAAAATGAAGATTGACGTGACAAGTACAGTAACGTCATCAATAGCCGCTCAAGAAAAATTGGATGAGTTGGCAGAAAAAAGAGCAAACCGAACCTTAGAAAACATTGGAAAATTTGTAGGTTTGGTACTTGAGAAATCTCCGGAAATATTTGATATGTTCCAGAGTCTCGCAGAAAAGACTGAACAATATAAAGAAAAGTTCAGAGAAAAACAAAGCTTGGAGGAATGGGATAAAAAAGTAGATGATCTCTTCTCCCTACTAAGACAAAAACCTAGTTTAATGACGAATCTAGAGTTTTTAGAAGAAACACTAGAGGTTGGGGATTATGAATCTCAAAAAATCTCTAAATGGGCAATCATACAGTTTAATAAAAATAATATTGGATTGTTGAATGAAAGGCAAAAAGAATCATTAGCTAGTATAGGTCTTATTAGCTATTGAAACCTAAGAAAAGTAGAAGGACGATAAAAAGTTCTTCTACTTCTTTTTTTCTCCCTTGACTTTCTTATATATGTATTTATTAACGAAAAAGATATACATTATGGGAACGAATTTTTATGCAGTAATCCCAGTAAAGAAAAGGGATAAAGAAAAAGCGAAAAAATTAATTGACGAAAACAAATTCAAAGAAGCAGCTGATCTTTTAGAAGATATGACAAAAGAGATACACCTAGGAAAAAGATCGGCCGGGTGGAAGTTTTTATTTAACGCCAATCTCGGAAAATATTATGAACTTACTCGCGAAGGTATAAATAAGTTCTTCGCGAAAAATAATGTCATAATAAAAGATGAATATGGCAGTAAATATACGGCCGATGAATTTTGGGAGAGTGAATTAAAAGGAATCTTGGATAAAGGATATGACTTAGAGAGCTACTATAATGAACACCAAAGCGAAATCTGTTCATATTTTGACTATTCTCAGATAACCCCTCCAGAACTAAAAAAATATAAACCAAATAAATATGGAGAATTTTATAGCGATGGTCTAAGATTCACCATTGCTGAAGATTTTAGTTAACGTTGTAAAAGGATATAGGTATAATAAAAAACTTATATCCTTTTTTCTCTCCCCTCTCAAAGCCTTATATGTGTAATAAAAACTTAAAAAAAAATGAATTATGGAAAAGACAATTTTACAAAACATGTACAACTTTAATGAACCTAAAGTTGCATTAGTATTAAGAAAAGACAGTAAAGGTTGCTATGATTTTGTGGAACTTAATGGATATATCGTAGAGATGGTATATAATGAACACGGCGCCTTTATAAAATCACGAACATTTTTCATTGACAAGTCTGAAACTGTAAATCCAGGGGTTGAAAAAGTTATAGAATATATCCCTAGAACATTAACAGTAGATCAAGTAGTAGATATCCTTGAAAGATTACGCCAAGTAGCAGAGGATGACGTAAAAGAACTTAATTACCTAAGAGGATATCGAATTAATTCTCCAAAGGTTTGTGAGTTATTGAAGACAGGGTTTGATATAAATTTTGAGTTTTCAGAGGACTTATACTGCAAAAATACTGTACTGAAATATGATCTAAATGTAGTTACTTACAGAGAGGATAAAGATTATTGCCTTGCTAGTATAGAAACTAAGGATTTTGATCATTTAGTAAGTGAAGTTGAATTCTTAGATAGCAATTCTTTCTATCCTTACTCAGAGAAGGAAGACTATAGCAGACGATATGATTATTTTTGCATAGATCTCGTTGAAAAACTAAAATCTGAAATAAATATGCGTAAAGAGATATTTGGATTTTTACATGACTACGATATAACATGTACTAGTGTGGATTTACTAGGGGATGAGCGTGATGAAGAGTTAATGAAACTTATCAATGAAAAATTAAAAAATAAAAAGGGAGTGTAAAATCTCCCTTTTTTCTTTCTCCCTGGTAGTAATTCTTAAAAGCCTTATATATGAAATAAACTTAAAAAGAAAGGAAAAAATATGAAACAAATTTTACAAAACGTAGTAAATTTCGAAAAACCTAAAGTTGTACTAGCTAGATACAACTCAGAAAAACATGTCCCGCTACTTATGGAAATAGGGGGATATATTATTGCTATGAAGTATGATGAGGATAGCAATATATGTGGAACAGAAACAGTTTATTTTGATAGATTTGGAAAAATAGATTTAGGAATACAAGAAATTATAATGGAATTTACTCCAGGAGAAACAATGACACTGGAGGAATTAGATAAAAGGCTTGAAGATCAAAGCAACTATAGTATAGAAGGTATCTGTTATGGACTTAGTGATTATTACAACACTTATTATGGATCCGTAAATTTTATCCAAAGATTAAATGAATTAGGGATAAATATTAAATACCCGGAAAAATTATACAGCGAAAATACTACTCTAGGATACACAATAATAGTAAAGAAAGAGTCTGATATGTTAAGAATTACTGCAATAAGTGAACAGTATCATGGTATTGGAAACTTCGAAGAATATCGTAGTTTATTCTATTATGATCTCAATAAAACAGTAGATTCAGGTAAACTTATAGAATGTGTTACAGATAAGGTAGTAAGTTATGCAATTTATGAAAGAAACCGATTAGGATTCAAATATAACATAAAAATAAATGAGTGTATAGTGCGAAAAGTAAGAAAGAGAATAACTGATAACGATAAACTTGAAAAACTAATTAAAAAATCTATCAATGATGCACTGAAAGAAGAGGGAAATTAAATCCCTCTTTTATTTTTGTCCTTGAAGGAAAAAGAAAAGGATAGCATATACACCACCCTTTTCTCCTAACCGTCTCAAAAATGCTAAAAGCCTTATATATGAGAGAATAGAAGTTAAACTATAGAATCCTAAAGTATTGAAAGAAATTGGATATAATAGTTCTATTCTCTAATATTTTTAACTAAAACTCAATTAAATATTTATTATGAACATTGAGATTTTTAATGTAGTACTATTCGCTGTAGTATGGATAGCTGGGAGTATCATAGTGATATCCCTAGTAGCTTCAGTCTTAGTAAAAATATTACTGAAGGCTTTGATAGCTATTTTCAATTTGGTTATTAATTAATCAAATACACCCTGGGCAAAATGTGCCTGGGGTTTTTCTTTCATATATTAGAATCTAAAGGACTATAGAGAGCAAAATTGTCCTTAAAGTTCGAAGACAAAGGAGCTTCCCGTTATCTATCCCCTCCGATCGCTACCGCTGAGGGGATCTAAGGAAGAAACTTTGAATAAGATATATAGGAATGATAATAGGTTTTTCTCCGATTATTTAAATTTAAGTATATAGATTTTATTCAGATTTCCGCCTCTTAAAGGCGGATCTTACTTAAAATTTTATTGTCTACTTTTTTTCAGATATATTCTTATATTACGGAGAAATGAAACTTTTCAAATAAAGTAGTCAAAATGCGTATAGTAACCTTTCAAATCCTAATTAGTGTAAAAGGGATCCTCCTGTGTCTTCAATTTTTAAAGACAATTTTTAAAAACTGGATTCTGTATTGAATTAAAAATAACAATTAAAATATTAAATATTTATGATCAATAAATTACCTGATATCGTAGTACCAAGAGGTATTAGATATATTTCAGAAATGGATAGTTTATTTAGATTTTACAAGTTACCTGTAAAGTGTATTATAAATAAACAATTACCTGGGTGTGGTTTTACTGAATACTGTATTAATGGTCCTGAAAATGTTATCTTATGCAGTCCTAGGAAGATGCTTCTAAAGAATAAGAAGGATCAACATGAATTTGAAGTTTATCTTGTAGTAAATGAACTTGAAAAAGAGATTGAAGTAGATAAAGATTTATCGAAAATTAATAAATCTATTAGTAGAGGAGATCAATTTATAGAAAAATTAGATGAAATAGTTAACGGAAAAGATACTGTATATAATAGATTAATGAATGAAATTAAAGATTATATTAATTTTAGAAAATCTTATGGTAAACCTTATAAGATATTAGTTACTTATGATTCTTATAGGATTGTAAAAGATATATTAACATCTTTGGGTATATTTCAATCTTTTTACACCATTATAGATGAGTTTCAAACTATCTTACATGATGCTAGATTTAAAAGTGATACTGAGTTAGGATTTCTGTATCATCTTAGACAGTCTCATTCAGCGCTATTTGTTAGTGCAACTCCTATGTTAGAAGAATATTTAAATATGTTAGATGAATTTGACGGCTTACCTTATATAGATATGGACTGGGGTAAAGAGGATCCTAGTAGAATTATAAAACCTAATCTTAAAGTATCATCTATGGTAAGTGTAGGTGCAAAACTTCCTGAGATAATAGATTCTTATAAATCTGGGAATTTCGAAAGGGCGATTAGAATAGTAAACGGATATCCAGTAGAAATTATATCGGATGAAGCTGTATTTTATGTAAACTCTGTTAATCATATAGTCAGTATTATAAAGAAATGTGATCTTCAACCTGAAGAAGTAAATATCCTCTGTTCTAATACTCCAGAAAATCTCAAGAGAATACAGAAAAAACTTGGAAAAAGATTTACAATAGGAGATGTTCCATTAAAAGGAGTAAAATCTAAGATGTTTACATTTTGTACAAGGACAGTTTATCTAGGTGCTGACTTTTATTCTACTTGTGCTAGATCATTTATTTTCTCTGATAGTAATATAGATACTTTAGCAGTAGATATTTCTGATGATCTACCTCAGATTTTAGGTCGTCAAAGATTATTCGAAAATCCATGGAAGAATGATGCAATATTTTATTATCGTTCTATTTGTGATTATAGAAAAATATCTCAAGAAAAATTTGACGAAGAATTGGAAAGAAAAAAGAAGGCTACTAGTGATTTGTTAAGATCTTTCGAATCTGCACCAGACGATGCTAAATTAACATTAGCAGAAACTTATAGATATGTAGCTAAATCAGCAAATTATAAAGATAGTTACGTAGCAGTAAATGAACATCAAGGATCAAATTTAGTGCCAGTGTTTAATAATTTAGTATTAGTAAATGAGATTAGAGCTTTTAGAATACAGCAATATGATTATAAGGATAGATTTACAGTATTTTCTAGTGTTCATGCATCTTTAAGTACAGAAGATTTAATTAATCAAGAGGTTTCATCTGTTC